GCCCCTAGGGGCTCCTCGAGAGTGCAGCGGTGTACTCTTATTGTTAACGGACTAGCGTCCTTTAATGGTTCGAAAGGTTCAATTACATGAATTTGCGCAAGCGAGAAGATGGTACTTCCTCGACGACACGGCAGATCATTGGGCATTTCCAATACGTGAACCAGAATCCTGGTCCATGGAACGGAAACCCCTCTGGTCTTAACCGTCCTCCTCGAGATTTTCCTCTCCAAGTGGGAGGAGGAGAGTACTCTATCTGTTATGATGAAAATCATGGCAGACCTCCGTACGAAACGGGGGGTCCTCTCTTCATCATCAAGAAGTCGCTTGTGCGTCTCGTTGATGGTTACGTTAACCTTGTAGGTGCGCATCTGAATCCGCCACAGCAAAACATCGGTGCGATGAAAGCCACCGATGATTGGCGGGATACGTACTCCGGTGGAGTATCACTCTCCCGGGACTTCACGACACCTGGTATAGGTGACTTGCCTCTTGAGACAAGATCTATACTGGGCCCTGAAGACTACGACGGTCACGTAAACCCCAACGACCTTTCTTCGCTCGGGAACCGGGCATGGGCTAAGCTCCGCCCGAAAATTGAGAAAGCTGGTCTCGCGCAGGCCGTAATCGAGTCTCGCGAGATCCCTAGCATGCTGAAGCAGTCGGCTAAAGGATTCTCCCAGGCATGGGAGGGCCTTCGGCTTGCTAAAGATGCTAAGTTCGGAGCCAAGGCTGAAGCTCGCCGACGCATACGTGAGTATGCGGAAGCAACGCCTAAGCGCTTGGCCGATCAGTTTCTCAACGCCACCTTTGGGTGGACACCCTTCATCAAGGATCTGTCAGATATGGCAGACCTGATCTCCAACTTTAGACAGTATGCCGATGAGGCAGCTGCAAAGAATGGAGAATGGCGAAGGCGTGTGTTCCGCGAGGAACCTGTCGAGTCCGATGTATTGCTTTACAGCACCACTGGTGTTGGGTCCGTCGGGATTTCTCCGTCCTTTACGGGCGGGGTTCACGTCGTACCAAGTACCTCAACCCTACAGATTCGACGTCAGAAGATGTCGAGGGTCTGGTATGAGGGGTCCTTTAAAGCGTATCGGCCCGAGTTTGATCCTGCTCGCAGTACCGGTTATCCGGCAATAGACGATCTCCGGAAGGCTATCAGCCTCTCGGGTGCTCGTCTAGATGCGACCACGATCTATAAAGTTACACCTTGGACCTGGGCAGTTGACTGGTTCGTCAACGCGGGGGATTTCGTCCGCCGTGTTGAGGACCTGGCTACTGACTCAGTTGTTGCAAGGTATTTCTATCTCATGCGTGAGACGTACTATCGGTACGAGTTTATCTCGACCTTTAGCACGTATGACGGGGGACCGCATACAGTACGGGGTTACCGCTCTGTACATGTCCAACGTAGAGATAGTTCTGCTAATCCGTTTAACTTTTCCCTCTTGCCTGGTGGTTTATCAGGCAAGCAGGCTGCGATACTCGCCGCACTTGGTATTTCCAAGTGGGGTTAGAGTATCCCCGACTCTGGGCATGGCTGTTGCTCAGGTTGAGCAACTGAGCAGCTTCCCGGAGGTAACGCTCCATAACTCGGAGGTACCAACCATGGCTCTGCTCGATCCCCAGACCATCACCGTTTCAGGAAGTGCGAAAACTCTTGCGCGTGTCCAAACTGGCGACCATCAGGCCGCCTATCAGGACGCCGCTGAGACGTTCTTCCTGGACGTTCGGCATATCACGACGAAGCAACAGCTTCGTCGTCACGAAGTCAAGATGTCGCAGCGCAAAATCGTCACGAACCCGATTTCATCGGTGTCCGATTATGGCGACTTGACGCTTGCCTTCTCGATTTCGCGACTTCCTTATGGCTTTGATGCCACGGAAGTCGATGCCCTTGTCACCGCGTTTAAAACGTGGTTGACTTCGGCGAAGGTCACCGAACTCTTCGGTAGCCAGTCGTAAAGACTTGCTCCATTGGTTCGCCTTTCGCTTGCACATATTGCACTGGGGCGCAGAGGTGCGCGGACCAGAGCCGTGGCTTGACCGTTTACCCCCAGAGATGGAGGAGACGTGAAAAGCAACGAGGACATATGTCCAAGTGTGTACCTAGAGTTGGTAACGGCTGTCCTAAAGGACGCCGTTGCTAAAGTACCCGCTGAAGTCTCTGTTTTACGTGACCTACAAACCATTAGGTCACGGATCAAACATGAGGGGATATCGTTTCTAACGATAACCCTTCCTGCGTTTAGCAAAGACTTCGAAAAGTCACTATCCGCAGGATTTGTAACCCCAACAGATTTTGCGGGTTTCCGCAAGTCTGGAGCAATCCCCGCTTTTATGCGAGGTATGCTCGGGTTGCTGTTTGATCAAGAGACAGGAAGGCTCTTAGACAATGGTCCCGATTCCCCAACTGTCGTTGAAGCCGTCAGACAAGTCTGTCGGCTCTTCGCGAAGCTGGAGATTCCGTGCACTCCTGAAAGGGAGCGCGCGGCGCTCGAGAACTTCGTCCAAGTTGAGCAAGAGTTCAACGTTCTTCTTCCCTCCGCTGAACAAGAAGAATTTCGTCTTGTATCAGATGTGCTTTGGCGTGGTTTGGTTAGTGATTCATTCACTGATCAAATTCTACCTAGGCACGGTCCCGGAGCTACTGCCGAATCCATACGAGGCAATGCCAAGTATGCTTGGCAGTTCTGGTACGAGCGTCTCGAACAGTCATTTCCATTCCTGGGCTTCGCTTATAGCGTTAGCTCTGTGGATGATATGGCTTTCGAGAAGGTTACGTTCGTCCCAGAGGACTCTGAGTTACCTGTTAAGGTTACTCTTGTCCCGAAGACGTTGAAAAGCCCTAGGGTCATAGCCATTGAGCCTGTGTGCATGCAATATGCACAACAGAGTCTTCAGTCTTATCTTTACGATAGGATTGGAGACTGGTGGTTGTCGGCTGGTCACGTGAACTTCACGGATCAGTCGATCAATCAGCGTTTGGCTCTTGACTCGTCGGCCGACGGTCGATTAGCAACGATCGACTTATCTGACGCGTCGGATCGCGTACCACGTGATCTTGCGCTTATGATGTTCGATAGCGTCCCGGCTTTCCGAGATGCTATTGATTCATGTCGTTCGACACACGCGGCCTTGCCGGACGGACGTTCTGTCCGTCTGCGCAAATTCGCTAGTATGGGCTCAGCTCTGTGCTTCCCGGTTGAAGCCATGTACTTTTACACAATTTGTGTAATGGCTCGACTCCGGTTGCATAGTCTTCCTATCACGCCCGAAAACGTCCACCACGTTAGTAGGGACGTGTACGTCTACGGAGACGATATTATCGTGCCCGCGGACGAGGCGGTTTTTGTGATTGGTTACCTGCAGAAGTACAACTGTAGGGTAAATGCACGCAAGTCTTTCTGGACTGGAAAGTTCAGGGAGTCGTGCGGTGTAGATGCATACGCAGGTAAGGAGGTAACACCAACTTATCTACGCCGTGTGTATCCGGATCACAAGCAGCAAGCATCCTCTATTATTAGTTGGGTGGCCACGGCCAATCTCTTCTACTTGAAGGGATATTGGCGCGCGGCCGCTCTCATGTTTAGCACATGTGAGAGACTCATAGGGGACCTCCCCTATGTCAGCCCCGATAGTGAGGTGCTTGGAAGGGTATCTTTTATGGGTTATCGAACCGTCGAGAGATGGTCCGATAGATACCATCGGTGGGAACACCGTGGTCATAAGCCCAGTACCGTCTACCGCTGTGACAGTGTAGATGGGTACCCTGCTCTCATGAAGTGCTTGCTGTCGCTCGAACGACGAAAGTCGTCCGAGGACCCACTTGACGATGAAAATCGTTGGGTGTATGCAAGCGCTTATGAACGATGGTCCCGTTGGCAGGAAGGCACAACGTCCCTTTCTGTCGACCGTCGACATCTAGAGCGTTCTGCACGGCGCGGCGCCGTAGTACTTAAACGCCGCTGGGTCCCGGCCACATAGGTCGGGGAGCTGGGTGCTTGCACCCTGGGAGACCGCGTTGCGGGCCCTCTTGGGCTTGTTTCGCTGTGCAGGTCTCCTGCCC